GTCATCTTGTGCCGCTTTCCCGGATGCCGTGGTTAAAAGAGCGCTTATAACCGTTTTTTCCGCCGCTGTCACGGTCCTGGTTCCCCAGTCTGCCACCGTTGTGATTTCACGATAAAGGGCAGCCCCCAGAATGGTTGCTGCCCTGCTCTCCATCTTGCATATTGTTTTCAGAAGGTTCAGTGCCCGTGTTCCGTGCCACTGCACCTTTCCCACGCTCACTGCTCCGTTGTCATCAGCATTTACAGAACCGTAATTTCCTTCATTTGCAAAAATGATGTTCTGCGCTGCTGCCACAATTTCTTTCTTTAATTGTTCAGTCATGCTTCCTCCTTACTGCGAACTTAAATTCGCTATATCTGACATTGACAGGCTCACGCCCAGTTCTGGTTCCTCTTTTCGGATTTTCAAGAGATTTTCAGCTTTCGACTTCCAGCAGTAGAACGCTACCGCAATGACGGACACGCCACCTACAAATGTCAAAAGCGTGGCAAGCTGGTAAAAGTCTTTACATATCACCACCCATACCCCCAGGGCAAATGCAGCATAGTAGGTGACCATGATAGAAAAGACAATTATTTTTGTTGCCTGCAATTTCTTTTCTGGATGCCGTTTCCTCTCTATCCTCCGCCTTCTCCTGGCTTTGTTTATGTTTCTGGCATTCGCCAGGACCATGAAGAAGGCGCACGTTATGACCCCGGCCAGAAATATGATAACTTTCATAATGTGTCAATCCTCCGTTTCTTCGTCTTCCCGCACCACAAGAAAGCTGTTTTTTTCCAGGCAACGTTGATATATTTTTTCGATATACTCATACGCCAGTTTTACTTGCCCGTTTTCCAGGTTTCGTTCTCTCACATACTGCAAATAGTCATCATGCACTTTGATGATATGGTCAAATTCTTCCTTCGTGTGCTTCCTGCGGTTCATGGCACTATTGGCAAAATCAAGTATTTCCGTGCGCTGGCTGTCAACCTTATGGGTTTCAAAGTCTTTTGCCAGCTTTTCAAAATCCTGCTGCAATTCCTTATTCATCTGTTTTCCTACCCATCCCAGCAGCCAGCGCACGGGCTGAAATTTAATTCCCGGTGTCATGTCAATTACTATTCCTATTCCTGCCAGCCACATCAAGGCAGTTTTTAGCAGTTCCACCAGTTCATCCGGCCCCATTCCTGCACCCCCTTCCTTAAATTTTGGCATACAAAAGGCAGCGCATATTCTGCGCTGCCTGGCATCATAATTATTGTGTTTCTGTGGTTGCTCGTTGAAGGAAAAACCATCCTTCATATTCTTCACTGCTTCCGTACTCTCCAAAAATCGTTCTTTTCAGACTGTAACTGTCGCAATGCTTTAAAATCCCCAGGTATGAACTAATGGTTTGCTTTGCTTCTTCCACCGTTACTTCTCCGGCTGCGTATTCCTTTTGCAGCTTTTTCAGATTGCGTTTCATCTTTAGGGCTGTACTCTTTCGCAATTTAATGTGTGTGTTCCAAATCTTATACCCGCAAAATTCAACGCCCAGTGTAATAGGCCGGATGCAAGTTTTTTCATTCAAATCCAACTGCAATTTTTCTTTCAAAAAGGTATCAATAATTCTTTTCCATTCGTGAAGCTGGTCCTTGTCTTGATGCAGGATTATAACATCATCCATGTATCTGACATAGAAATGTATTCCCAACGTTCTTTTGCAATACTGGTCCAGTTCATTCAAATACAGGTTAGCAAACATCTGGCTGCTTAGATTTCCCACTGGCATACCTTTTTCACTCACCCGGTCTGACCGTTTCACTTCTCCAGGACTTTTCCCAGGCGGCAATCCGAAATTCGTTTCGCTGCTGTTTACTATCTTATCAAGAAGAAAAATCATGTCATCATCATGGATTTTCCGTTTCAGTATTCCCATTAACACATCATGGTCAATCCTGTAAAAATATTTGCTAATATCCAGCTTCAAGAAATAATACTTTTCCGGCTTCTTCCCTACCTGGCGCAACCAATAATGCAGGCGCTTCACGGCCTTATGCGTTCCTCTCTCTTTTATACATGCATAACTATCCGTGATATAGCCTTGCGCAAATACCGGGTTTAAAACCTGGTAAATGGCCCATTGCACCACCCTGTCTTTAAAAGGCTGCGCCATTACCAACCGCTTTTTCGGTTCGTATATATAAAATTCTCTATACTTTCCAAGCGTGTAGGTCCTGTCAATCAATTCTTTTTGCAGCTTCACCAGGTTATCTTCCAAGTGTGCGGAGAAGTTCAGCACTTCATATCTGTACCGTTTGCAAAGCCTGGCATTAAGGTAAGCCCGGTACAAATTATCATAGTCAACCACCTGTTCAAATACATTTTTTAGTGTCTTCATAGCTTTCCTTTAATGTTGCTTTCACGTTTTTCGCTTTCGTTACTCAAGGCTTCACAACCATTTATTTTTCTGCCCTTTGGCAAGGAAATAAACCCCTTTATCCTCCTGCACTGGCCCGGACCCCGCAAGGCCCTGGCATCTGGCTTGAAGGTAGAGCGGAACGGAAACCCCGGCCACCATCACCATAGGAACGGGGGTTATTGATATTAACTGCGAACACGCCCGCACCGGAACCATCCCAATAACTGCCACCGAGAAAAGGCAACTGCGGTTTATTCCCTAATTATTAGGCAAGGAAGTAGGTTCCTTTATCCTCCCGCACTGGCCCTGGCCCCGTAAGGCCCTGGCATCCGGCTTGAAGGTAGAGCGGAACGGAAACCTATGTTAGTACCGGAATTGGAACGGGGGTTATTCAAATTCATGGCGAACACGCCCGCACCGGAACCATTATTCCAGTTGCCACCGAGAAAAGGCAACTGCAACCCACTCCCTGTTCTTTTTTTCTGATTGTGTTTAGCGGTTTATCGCGGCTTCCACAAGTATTCATTTTTCTGCCTATTGGCAAGGAAATAAATTCCTTTATCCTCCCGCACTGACCCTGGCCCCGCAAGGCCCTGGCATCTGGCTTGAAGGTAGAGCGGAACGGAAACCTATGTTACTGTTAATGTTGGAACGGGGGTTATTCAAATTCATGGCGAACACGCCCGCACGCACATCGTTACCGTAACTGCCACCGAGAAAAGGCAACTTCAACTTGTTCCCTAATATGTGTTTAGCGGTTTATTACAGCTTCCACATTCATTCATTTTTTTGCCTTTCGGCAGGGAAATAAATTCCTTTATCCTCCTGCGCTGACCCGGACCCCGCAAGGCCCTGGCATCTGGCTTGAAGGTAGAGCGGAACGGAAACCTCTGCCGGAATTGACGTTGGAACGGGGTTCGTTAATATTGAGGGCGAACACGCCCGCACCGGAACCATTCCAATAACTGCCACCGAGAAAAGGCAACTGTAATCTATTCCCCTTTTTTCCTCTTTCTTTGGCACTTATAGCATAGTGCCTGGCCGTATCTTTGTTCTGAAAAATCCTTAATTTTCTTTGTGATAGTGTCAGAACATTCACTACACTGGTATGTTTCTTCTGGTCCATCTGCTTTTACCGGAACTTCGGCATCATCCTGGGTCAATGTCTTTTCACGTGTGGCCTTAATCCATCCGCCCACCATTTTCCCGACTTCAACCGTCATTTTTGACCATACTTCATATTTTTTGGGTGGTAAATATCCCAGTTCATGTGCCATTCTGATATAAACTTTCAGTGCTGCCACTTCAATATCCAATTCCTGCAATGTGGTTTTTTTGGTATATTTCTTATTTGCGGCTATGATATATCGCATGATGTTATCCAGGCATCTTTTCATGTCCTGGGCCAGTGAAAATTTTTGTGCCTTCGGAAATTGTTCGATTGCCGGGTATGCATACATTATCATGTCATACACCTTTTGTTGTATTATCAGTTCTTCTTTCTTCGGGCTTTCGCTTTCACTCATTTGTCTTTTTTCATCCCTTCTTCCCGGTTTGAAGTGATTGAAATTATACCACGTTTTTCCTTTCCGGTACAGTGCAAAATCTGAAAATTGAAGCGACCCTGGCCCGCAAAGCGGACCAGGGAAAAATCGCTGCTATCGCAGCGAAAGCAGAACACACGTTCCAGATTACAGATTTACAAAAGCGGAACGGAAACC